AAGGAAATATCATGGGATTCGCAACTCACCTTGGCCCTTGGCTGCTCGGCACTGTTAAAAACACTACCGGCACCACTGCTGGCACAGTTCAAAACACCGGCTGCACCATCGTTGCCCAAACTTTCAATTTGACTGCAGCTCAAGTGGCTACAGGTAGTATTGCTGCTGGTTACATCCCCGCAGGTGCTGCCATCACTTCAGTTCAGATTCTGACTACCACTTTGTTTGCTTCTGCAACCACATTGAAGGTCTCTATTGCTGGTGTTGATACAGCTACAGCCACAACCATTACATCTGCTGGCACATACCCAATTACTTTTGCAGCTGGCTTCACGCCTACTCAAGCAAACGTTGGTGCTACTGATGCTGCTTTGACCTTCACTACCACTGGTTCTTCCAGCACTGGTGCTGTGACTGTGATCGTTGCTTATATTGTGCGCAACTCTGACGGCGCAATGCAACAGTCTTCTCAGCAAAACTAATTAATCTAGGGGGCTTCGGCCCCCATTTACAAGGAGATTAATTATGATGCAATATGACGTTAAGCAGGCGCACATAAACCAGTCTGGTATTTTGGTGCCGTTTAGAACTCGCGTTAAAGCGGTTGCGTTTGTTGGCACCGCAACTGCGGGGCAGTTTGTTCTTTTTGATACGACAACAGCGCCCGTTTCTAGTGGCGTAACTTACGCACGTTCTGGCTCAACAGTAACTGTCTCAAAAACAGCTCATGGTTTGGTAGCTGGTCAAACTATTGGTATTGATTATGATTCCGGTACAGGCGGTTCTGCCACACCCGGAAACTACGTAATTGCCACTGCAAGCGCAAACAGTTTTACCATTACAGATCTAAACTCAGGAACAATTACAGGTACGCCCGCTGCTGTTTATTCAACAGGTGGTTGGTTAATGACTTTTGATGTTGCCGCTGGAGACACGTATAACAATGGATCTAGCACTATGCCCGGTGAAGGTTTGTTGGCACAGAACGGTGTGTACTCTTATATGGTCAACATGGCTGCTGTGAGTGTGTTCTATGGCTGAAACAAAACAGGCAACATTGATGGGGCGTAAACTGTTCATAGGCATTCCAGCTTATGACGGCAAGCTGAACATCAAGACCGCATTTGCTCTGGCGCAGTTAATGCCCAAAGCAATGAGTCTTGGTGTGTCTATCACGTTGTCTGATTTGTCTAATTGCTCCATCATTACGATGGCCCGCAATGCCTTGGTGCATGAATTTTTAAAAACAGACTGCACAGAGCTTTTGTTTATTGATGCAGATGTTGTAGTAAATGCCGATAACATTCTACGTTTAATGGCTCAAAGTGGTGATAAAGATATTACTGCTGGCGCATATCCACGCAGAGCTAAGGATGCTAAGTTTTTTGCCGATGTTTACTTTGATGAAAAAGGCAACTTAGAGTTTGATGGCTCTTTGATGCGTTTAAAACGTGCTCCTACTGGCTTCATGTTGATCCAGCGTCACGTTATTGAGCAGATGGTATTTGCTCACCCAGAATGGACTTACGAAAAATCCCCGACAGAAAAAATGTCAGCAGTGTTTGACTTTGCAATTGTTGACGGGAAATATGTTGGTGAAGATTATTTGTTCTGTGATAGAGCTACGCAGATGGGTTTCACTGTTTATATTGATGTTGACATAAGCCTTCCCCACGTTGGACAAGAAACCTTTGAACGCAACTTTAGAGAAGAAGTTGTTATTCCAATGCTTGAGAACATTCGACAATCAAAACTGAAAGTTGTAAATGGCTAAGAGTGCAGCATGGACACGCAAAGAAGGAAAGAACCCCAATGGTGGTTTAAACGCAAAGGGACGCGCCTCTGCAAAAGCACAAGGCATGAATTTGAAACCTCCCCAGCCGGAAGGCGGCTCACGGCGCGACTCCTTCTGTGCAAGGATGAGTGGTATGAAGAAGAAACTTACAAGCGAGAAAACGGCAAAAGATCCAAACTCACGCATCAATAAATCTCTTAGAGCATGGAATTGTTAAGGAAAAATTATGGCTGAAAAATATGAAACACCTTATGACCGCATGAATCGCAAAAATCGTGAAGCGGCTCAAGCTCGTGAATTAGAATCTTTAAAGCAACAAGCTATTGATAAAGTTAAACCGGGTGCGCCTTATTATCAACCAGTACCAGATGATACTTATGATCGCGCTTTGGCTAGAGCAAAAGCGCAAGGCGAATACATGAAAAAGCAATCTGGTGATAATTATCAACGTGATGAAGGTTTATTAGCGGACACCTCTAGAACTATTAAAAATCTTATTGCTGGAAAACGCGGCAAAGATGCTATGGAATATGGTGACTCAAATTTAATGTCTGGCTCTAGAAAAGCTGGTATTGAGGCAGTTGTTGGAGGCGCAGAGGGAATGAAAAATGGTGGCAAGGTTTCATCTGCTTCTAAACGTGCAGACGGCATAGCGCAACGTGGATAGACTAAAGGTCGGATGTGCTAGATCTAAATACTGCATGGTCAGGAATCTTATCTTTGGTGATAGGATTACTTGGCTACGTTATGAATGAAAAGTTCAGGGAGCTGGCTCGTGTCACAATCCTGTTGAACAAAACACGCGAGGAGGTTGCCCGTGATAATGTTACTCAAGCAGAAATGGACCGAATTACAGGTCATATTGACCAACGTTTTAACAAGCTGGAAGAAAAAATTGACCAGCTTATTCGCCAAGGAAGGTAAATAATCATGGATGATGAATACGATTTTTCCGAAGATTTTAATAAATCTGGTGATAACGCGCCGCTCCCTCCTCGTCCAAATGACAGGGAATTGAACAAAAATTTACCAGCGTCAGATAGTAAAAATAATCTGCGCAGTATGTTAAGCATGCCTCTTGCTGGTGGGACTCTTACCCCTGCAAAGATTGGCAACACGTATGGTGCTCGTTGGACTGCAAATTTTTCTAAAGGCGGTAAAGTTTCCTCAGCTTCTAAGCGTGGAGATGGTATTGCTCAACGCGGTAAAACTAAAGGAAGGATGCTGTAATGCCAAGCACAAGCAAGAAGCAACACAATTTCATGGAAGCGATTGCACATTCGCCATCGTTTGCTAAGAAAGTAGGCGTGCCCATGTCAGTGGGTAAAGACTTTTCAGCGGCTGACAAAGGCCGTAAATTTTCAAAAGGTGGAACTATGGCTAAGAGTGACATGAAAGAAGACATGAAAATGGACAAGGCCCAAGACAAAGCCATGATTAAGAAGGCTTTTAAACAGCATGATATGCAAGAGCATAAAGGCGGTAAAGGTACATCTTTAAAACTTGCTAAAGGCGGCATGGCTCCATCTAAAATGGGTGCTGTAAAAACCGGTAAGACAACTGATGGCGTTGTTGCTAAAGGCAAAACCAAGGGAACAATGATTGCCATGTGTGGTGGCGGAATGATGAAGGGGAAAAAATAATGAGTCCAGCAGAAAAAGAAGCTCGTCAAGAGCAGGCTGACCGCAAAATGCGTAAAGCGGCTGAAAAAGCTTACAACAATGAAATGCCAGAACCAGATACTACATTTGGTAAATTAGGCCGTAAGGCTTTAGGTGTTATGGCGGCTCCCGCTGGTGCAGTTGTCGGAGGCGCTTATTTGGGTTTGCATCCAGATGGACCGGGCATTATTGACTCTGCTAAGTATGGTGCTAAAGGTATGTACCATGCTATGACTGGCGACAAAAAAGCAGACGCTGAAGCTGAGCAAGAATTTAAAGATGCTACTAAACGCGCCCAAAGTATTAAACGTCAAATTAATTCTGGCGAAAACACTAACGCTATGGGTGACAATTACAAGCGTGGTGGCAAGGTTAAAAAGATGGCTTCTGGCGGTAAGGTTTCTTCTGCCTCTAGTCGTGCTGACGGTTGCTGTACAAAAGGCAAGACTAAAGGCACAATGGTCACAATGAAGTACGGCGGGAAGTGCTAATATGTTAGCTAGTCGTGGAATGGGAGCCATGCTTCCATCTAAGATGCCAAGCGGAAAGCGTAAAGCTCGCCGTGATGACACCGACTTCACTCAATACGCTGAAGGTGGTCCTGTTGGTTTGTATGCCAACATTAACGCCAAACGTAAAAGGATAACCGCTGGTTCAAAAGAAAAGATGCGTAAGCCCGGATCTAAAGGTGCGCCTACAGCTCAAGCGTTTATTGACTCTGCTAAAACAGCGCAGAAATAATAAAATATTTCTAGGATTACTATGACAACTACCGGCTCAACCCTCTTTAACATGGACTTCACGGAGATTGCCGAGGAAGCGTGGGAGAGGGCTGGCCGGGAAATGCGTTCTGGTTATGACTTGCGTACAGCACGCAGATCAATGAACCTAATGACCATAGAGTGGCAATCTAAGGGTATTAACATGTGGACGATGGAGCAGGGGATCATTAACTTGACCCCCGGCTTAGCCACGTATGCTTTACCTAAAGACACTATTGACTTGCTAGAGCACGTAATCCGCACTGGTTCTAACACTGCATCTACGCAAGCTGACCTGACTATTACACGCATCAGTGTTTCTACTTACGCAACTATCCCAAATAAATTGCAACAGGCTAGACCAATTCAAGTTTGGATTCAAAGGTTGTCAGGTGAAGTTAATCCTACAAGCTCTGTTCTTGCAGCTGCTATTAACTCAACAGACACCACAATCACGCTTAATTCTGTTGTTGGATTAGCTAATGCTGGTTTTATCCGCTTAGATACTGAAGACATCTACTACACATACGTCACAGGTAATACCCTAGGTGGCGTATTCCGTGGACAGAACAACACTACTGCTGCATCGCATTTAATTAGCACGGCAGTTTATGTGCCTCAGCTTCCGGCGGTGACAGTATGGCCTACACCAGATAACTCTACACCTTACCAGTTTGTGTACTGGAGACTGCGCCGTGTTCAAGATGCCGGCGCTGGTGTGGAAACAGCTGATATGAACTTTCGTTTCTTGCCTTGTTTGGTGGCTGGATTGGCTTACCACATTGCTGTCAAGACTCCTGAGCTTATGCCTCGCATCCAGTTTCTTAAACAAATGTACGATGAGACATTTGAAATTGCAGCTGGTGAAGACCGCGAGAAAGCTGCTATTAGATTTGTACCTCGCCAGATGTTTATTGGTGGGTCATAATGGGTAATAGATTCGCATCCGGCAAAATAGCGATTGCTGAATGTGATCGCTGTGGCCAGCAGTTTAAACTTAAGAAGCTTAAGACTGAAGTCATTAAGCAGAGGTTATACCAATTGTTGGTATGTCCTGAGTGTTGGGATCCAGATCAGCCTCAGTTGATGTTAGGTACGTTTCCTGTAGATGATCCACAGGCTTTGCGTAATCCTCGTAAAGACACAACTTATGTGACATCTGGCATAAACTCAAACGGTAATTTGTCTGGTGGTTCTCGTGACATACAGTGGGGCTGGGCACCGGTTGGTGGGGCTAGTAATTTTGATTCAGGTTTAACGCCTAACTACTTGATAGCGACAACGTTTGTCGGTACAGTAACGGTATCTTAAGGAGCATAAAATGGCATACACACGATCAGCTGACGGCATCGCCAAAAAGGGTAAGACCGAAGGCAAAAATTTGGGCGATAGCGGTCCTACGCAAAAAGAAGTTATGGGCGGAAAGAAAACATCCGGCGTGACTGGAATGGAAATGCGTAAAGTAGGCCGCAATATGGCGCGTGCTAATAACCAAAAAAGAGGTTAATCATGGCTACATTTAGCAAGAAATTAATGGGCAAAGAAGTAGGTGATGCTTCTGTTTATGCTAAGCCACACACAATGACTGGTGAAGTTGTTCAAGCTTCATCTACTCCCGGCAGCGGCCCTAACCATAGTAACGCATCTACAGTCAATATGTCTGTAGGCAACATTACTCGAAATGAGCAGCCCGGAACTAAGACTAGCGGTATTAAGGTTCGCGGTACTGGTGCAGCGACTAAAGGCTTGATGGCACGAG